CCCAAAGAGATAGTAGACTTAATGCTGCTACAGATATGCAAAACCAAGCTTATGCAAATGCAAGAGCAAGTAGTAAGGGTATCTTTGATCTACTAGGTGCTGGTGTTAGCTCCTACACAGGGTTAGTTGGTACAAAAATTGGTGTATATTAATGACTTCTAGTTACCAAAGCACAGCCTTTCAATCTTCAGCAAGACCTGTTGATACCTTTGTCAGACAAAGCACTGTACCCCTTATAGAAGAAGATGGTTTTAGTCAGCTAACAAAAGCCTTGTCAATAGTAAATCCAGTACTTGATATGTATATGGATAAAAGTATTGAGGAAGAAAAAAGAATAGGTAGGAATAAAGCTATACAAGAAGAATTGGATAGTGGTGAGTTTGGAAAAGTTGTTACTGATATAAGAAAGAAAAAAGGAGAAGATGCAGCTAATCAAGCTTTTAGTTCAATATTTGCAAAGAAAGCATATGGCAGACAAAAAGCAAAAAATGCAGGTTTAAAAATTGATAACATTCTTACTACTGCATATCAAACAGATACTTTAGATTTTACGGATGATGATGGTAATACAGTTACCAAACGTCTTAATGAGATTGATCCTACTACTTCAGAATTTACTAATTGGTATAACAATAAAGTAAGTACAGTTTTAAATAGCATGCAGAATGATGTAGACGAAGAGATTTTAGATCAATTCTTTTTTCCACAAATGCAAAAAGCAGTAAGCAAATTAAATACTCATGCTTACAAGGAATATAATACGTTTGTAAAAAATCAATTAACGTCTGAAGCTACAGTAAAGATAAAAGAAAATGCAAAAATATTTGTAAAAGCTCAGACATTTGGTTTTAAGAATCCAGAAGCAAAGAAACTTGCTATAGAAGGTCTTCAAGCGGACTTTAAAGAGCTAGATGTTGATATGAGAAATGCAGGTATTACAGGAAGTGATGCTACAAAATTAAACGAAACTTATATTGCTGAAGCTGTAAATCTTGGAAAGTTAGCTGTTGCTCAAGGTAATTATGATTATGCTGCTAAATTAGTTAATTTTTTAGGAGATTCAATACCAGGTTCTTCACCAGGTAAAACATTAAAATCCAATCCAAAATGGACTGAAAAAACAACAGATTTCTTTTATGATCTTTATATCAAAGAAGGAGAAATTAAAGAACGAGATTATAAGTTAGAAAAAATAAACAGAAGAAATAGATTTACTTCAAGAATCCAAGACTATCGTAATGAAGCTAATCCAATAATTAAAGGTGAAAAGTATGAAATGTTAAAATTAGATTTTCCAGAAAAAGAATATCAAACAGATATTGACGAGTTTGGAGTAATAGACAATAAACCTTTTAACGAAAAAGCAGAAATATTATTAAAGAATATAACTAGAGGTGTGTATTTTGTTGATGGAGAACCAGATAAAGGCAGTGCATATAATGAGTTAGATAAACTTGAACAAGTTAATTTAACTCCAGATTCCGAAACTGAAGCTCAAATAACCTTGATAGATAAAGCTATACAGAATATGAAAAGTTATTCAAATGATTTAAGTAAGTATGAAGATGAAATAATGGACGAGGTAAAACAGAAACTTAGACAACCATCAGGACCATTTGGAATACGAGGTCTTTCTAATAAAAACGCAGCATTATCTTCTCGATACCAACGTATTTTACAAGATGAAGCAGATCAAGCCATGTCTGATTTTGTAAAAGAAAACAAAAGGCCTATGACTAGAACAGAAATTAAACAAATGTATAGAAGACTAGAAGATTATATATTCTTAGACGTAGGAATTATTAATGATGATGAGATACAAACAATACCAGAAGTAGATGCAATAGGTGTTGATGTAAATCCTTTCTCTAAAGCAAAAAGAAAAACACAAACTCAGACGCAAAAGAATCAGCAAAATAATAAAGTTTTACAAGATGATTCTTTTGATCTTCCACCGGTAATACAACCAGGAGCAGCAAGCGAAGTGACACAGGCAGATATTGATAGAGAGAATACTTTAGATATACAAGACTTATTGAGCGAAGAAAGTTTTCCTGATTATGGTGGTTTAGCAGAATTAGTTAGAGGTGGTGAATCGCAAGGCAGTGGTCTTTATAACGCTTATAACGGTGGTACTACTGACTCAGCAGGGGAAATGGATATAACTAGTAAAACAATAGCTGAGATGGAACAGATGCAAGCTAATAACGAAGTGTTTGCAGTAGGTGCTTATCAATTTACTCCTGGTGTTTTAACAGAAGCTAGAATTTATTCTGGTGTTGATAAAGATACTGTAATGACTCCAGCCGTACAAGATAGATTGTTCTGGGGTATGTTGTTAAGTGGCAGAAAAAGACCTGCATTAGCAGCTTATCTACTAGGACAAAGTGAAGATTTAAGAGCAGCACATGAAGACTTAGCTTTAGAATTTGCAGCTATACAAGGACCAGATAATGTAGGCATGTATGATAATGACGTTGCTGGAAACTATGCCACAATAGATGCAATGCTTGTTAGAGAAACTTTAGTTAACGCTCGTAACCTTTTTCTAAACAGATAACATGACTAATTCCAACTTGAATAACCCTGAGAAAAAAGAAGATCCAGCCCTTAAATTTATGGGTAAATTAGACAAGGGTATTTTTGATGCACAAGCTAAAACTGTTGATTTCTTTGATAATACATTTTTAGGTAATAAAAGATCTTTAGATGAAATAAAAGCAAATAGACAAAAAATTATTGATGAAGCTAATGCTAAAAAAGAAGAAATCTTTAAAGAATATTCTGACAAAACAGCAGTTGATGATGTTATAAGAGCAGGTTTATCAGTTCCTTTTCATTTAGTTAATGAAACAAATAACCAGGTACGAGGTCTTTTTTCTGCTGTTCAAGGCAATCCATACGAAGAAAATGATATTTTTGACTTAGAAGCACTTAGGTTAAAAACTGAAGGTGATGATGAAAGTCTTGCTTACGGTCTTACACAAACCATTGGACAGTTTGGAATACCTTTTGGAGGATTTAGTAAAGGACTGAAAACAGCAGGTCTAAGTAGCAAAGGATTTAAAGCAGCAGGTCTAAGTAAGAAAGCTGCTAAATTAGCTAAACCCACTAGATTTTTTGTTGCTGGACAGCTAACAGATGCCTTTAATTTTAGTCCTTATGAAGAAAATTTATTTGATTTAGCTAATCAATGGGGAGCGATAAGAAATCCTGTCTTTGAGTATTTAGGAGCAGCAGATGAAGAGATACCATTTTTAGAAGCAAAGTTTAAACAACAACTTAGTGGTGGTCTTGCTGGTGAAATTGTAGGTGGTGGAATAAAAGGTATAGCAAAAGGTGGTAGGAAATTAGCAGATGTAGGAGCAGATTTATTTTCTAAGCAGACAGGAGATAGTCTTACTAACTTTTTTACATCTTTAAACTCAATAAGACAAAATCCTTTAAAAAAACAAAAAGCTTTAGAAACTTTTTCTGAGTACCAAAAGACTACTCTTAGTGAAGCAGATACATTAAGTAAAACTGACTTAGATTTAATTACAGATGAAAGTGATGATGTCTTTGATGAGATCTTAAATTATAAGAAACAAGAACCAGCAAAACCAAAAGGGAAATTACCAAAAGATCTTATACCTACAGAAACAAATCAATCAATACCTAGTCGTAAAACTCTTCCTCCTGTTCAAGAAGAAGCAGAATTAATCTATAACGCTATTGATGCAGCAAGAGATAAAGATCCTAACTTCTTAAAAGTGATGACAGATGAAATGCAGATACAAAGAGCATTTCGATTAATGAAACAACCTGATTATGTTATAGAAAAATTAGAAGATATTTGGAGAAGATATGGTGATCAAACAAAATATACACAAAGAGATTTTGTTTTAGCAGGGTCAATGTTACAAGGTCGTAATGCCAAAAATATAGATAGATTGGCTGCTGTTTTAGAAGAAGCAAAACTTACTAACAATGATGAATTATATAACAGAACTTCAGAAGTCTTTGTTAATAAATGGACTGAATTTCTTAGATTAGCTTTTCCAGTAAAGAATGTCACTGGTGAAGCTGCTGGTACAACAAGAGTCAGACAACTTTCAAATGAACAGTTAAGAACACCAAGTATTGATGAATCAATAAAAAATCCTTCTAAAACTAAAAACGTATCATCATCACGATTAAATGTCTTAGGTCAAATAGAAAATCTTAAAAAGCAACAGCAAGATGAAAAGCTAATACAAGATTTGTTTCCGTCTAAAGAAGAATTGGTTGAGAAGCTAAGAAATAAAGATACAAGTGATTTATTAGACTTTACAAGAAAGTTAAGAACAGCAGCAGGTGACGCTAAAAAATTACAAGACTTGTTAGTAGAAAAAGGACCAGAAGGTAAGTTAAGAAAAAGTGTTGCTACTGGTCTTGAAATAAGTAAAGAGATATATGTAAACCAGTTATTAGGAGCACCAGAGACACAGAAAGTTAATATTTATACTGGTTTAATTAATACACTTTTAGGACCAGCAGACTATTTAAGTGTTGCAGCTTTTGATGGTAATCCTACTGGAGTGGCTAGAGGAGTAGGAGAAATAATTTCACAGCTTGTAGTTTTTGGTGATTCTATGAGAATGGCTGCTAAAGCTTTTAAAATGAATAGAAATATTCTTGCACCTGCTAATGTAAAACTTGTTTCAAAAGAGGGTAGTGCAATAAAAAGAGTTGGTGAAAGTATAAGAACAGGAAGACCCTTTGATAAAAGTATTGGACCTATAGCTATAAACAATGAATCTGTTTCTGATGTAGTAAAAACTGTAGGAACAATTATTAATTTACCTGGTCGTTTTACTCAAAGTTTTGGTGATGAAGCTATAAAACAACAAATATTTAGAAGTGGTGCTTTGCCAATGATTATAGAGAAAGGTTATAACTCAGGACTTAGAGGAAAACAGCTACAGAAGTTTACTAATAAAGTATTTGAAGAAGTAAACACAATGATGGCAAAACAGTCTATTGAGGGTGCTTCAGACCTTGCTATGGAAGTGTATGAAACACAAGCATTGCAATCTATAGAAAGAACTTTCACAAGACCTCTAGGTACAGGTTACGGCAAGTCATTAACAAAACCAATGTCTAAAGTTCTTAAGCATCCAGCTTTAAGTTTCGTTAATGCTTTTGTTGGTACACCTATAAACATAAGTAAAGCTGCTATCAGAAGATTTGGAACTTTACCTACTGCACCTTTTACTAGATATGACGAATCAGCACCAGGTGGTGCATTAAATAAATTGTTTTCTGGCACTGTAAACCGAAAAGGTAAACCAATAAATATAGGCTTTGGCAATCTTTTAAAAGAATATAATGATGCAATGCTTAGTGATGATTATGCAACAAGAGCTAAAGCTATAGGAGAGGCACGAGTAGGACAGGCAATGCTGTTGACATTTGCATTAATGTCTAAAGCTAAAGATGATCCAGAAGCTGAAATAGTCTTAGTAGGTGCAGGTCCAAGAAACTACTCAGCACAAAAGATTAGAGAAGAGAATGGTGAGATACCTAATAGCTTGGGCTTTTTAGCAAAAGATGAATTAGGAGAAGTAATTTATGGACCAGATGGCAGACCAGAAAGATATTACATACAGTTTGGTAGATTAGATCCTTTCTCTGGTCCTCTTCAAGTTATGGGTGATTGGCCTGATGTTGTAGCAGCATTAGACGTAGAAGACCAAGAAGAAGCAGGTAGTGTTTTAGTTGCACTTGCAAGAAGACAAATTCAAGATGCTCCATTTTTAGGTGGTTTATCAGAGTTTCTCGGCATGACTGATAATGCTGATAACTTTGCAAGATATTTAGCAAGACAAGTCTTATTGAGAACTACACCAGGATTTGCTTCTGTAGAAGACATAGCAAAAGGTTTAGGGATGCCAGAAAGCACTGTTAAATACTTAGGTATAGGAACTTTAGGTCTATCTAAAATACCTGTGCCAATGCCACAAACATTAGCAAGATCTATAAAGAGATCTCAACAATATGATTATTATGATGGTATGACAGGGGTAACGTATAAGATACAAAATCCTAGATTTGATAAAAAAATTAAAAAGGGTGATTTAACAAAGCAAGAAATAAGAGAAGATGGAACTTTAAAAAATCAAGATAAAATTCCTTTAGTTACTGATTTCTTTACAAGGTTTGGTATTAATTATTTAAGAGAATTATCAATGGGTGTTAATGGTTGGGATGCTGATTTAGAACCAATTAGAAATAAATTCACAGGTAAGTTTCAAGAATATCCAGTAGGACTTGGATATAAAAACTTCAACCCAATTAAAACCAGCAGATCAGAAAACAATCCTATTACTACCTTTATGCAAGATATAGGTTACAGGCCAGTAAAATTACAATCAGAAATTTATGGTGGAATTTATTTAAACCAAGCAGATTGGACTCAGATAAACAATAGTATTCCTTTATTAAAAGATGAAGATGGTGTAGGAGTACAAGAAAAATATTTAAATTTTATAAATGATCCAGAAGTACAACAACGATTAAAAATAATTACAGAAGGTGTAGAAGCAATAGATTCTCAAAGATCTAAAACATTAAGAGATAAATACATTAAAGAATTACGAACAGGATGGCATAAGATTTATAAAGATTCAGAAGAACGTGCAATTTATAATTGGATAACAAAGCCAGAACAGGTAGAATCGGGTAAGCTAGACGCATACCTCAACGACCTTGAAGCACTCAATGAAGAGTACAACACAAACCTAGACCGCTAACTAATCATGGCTACTAACTCAGCAAACACAAGTACAAGTCTTACTGGTAACGGATCTGCCGGTCCGTTTTCTATTTCTTTCTCTTACATTGAAGAAGCTGATGTAGATGTCTTTGTAGCTGGTGTTTTAAAAACTAAACCTACTCACTATACATTTACCAGTGCTACTCAAATAACCTTTACTAGTGGTAATGAACCGGCTAATGGTGCAGTAATTTTAATTAAAAGAGATACAGGAGTAGGAACAGCACAAGTAGATTTTCAAGATGGTAGCGTTCTTACTGAAACAGATTTAGATACTAATACAAAACAATTATTGTTTGGTTTACAAGAACTTACTGATGATTATGTAAAAAGAAATGGTACACAAACTATTACAGGTAGTCTTGTTTTTGAAGGTGCTACCGATGATGCAAATGAAACAACATTAGCAGTTACTGATCCTACTGCTGATAGAACAATTACTTTACCTAATATCACAGGAACAGTTATTACATCAGGTGATACAGGAACAGTAACAAGCACAATGCTAGCTAGTAATAGTGTTAATAGTTCTAAAATTATTGATGGAAGTATTGTTGATGCTGATGTAAATGCAAGTGCAGCTATATCTGGTTCTAAATTACAAGCAGCTTCTGGATCTAATGCTGGAAGTATGTCTTCTAGTGATAAGACTAAATTAGACGGTGTTGAAACTGCTGCAACAGCAGATCAAACAGATGCAGAGATTCGAGCAGCAGTAGAAGCCGCTACAGATTCTAATGTATTTACAGATGCTGATCACAGTAAATTAAATGCAATAGAAGCAAGTGCAACTGCTGATCAAACAGATGCTGAAATAAGGGCAGCAGTAGAAGCTGCAACCGATAGTAATGTCTTTACTGACGCAGACCATACGAAACTAAATGCTATAGAAGCCAGTGCTGATGTAACTGATGCAACTAATGTAAACGCTGCTGGTGCAGTGATGAATACTGACCTGGGTACAAAAGGCCAGATCTTAGTAGGAGATGGCTCTGGTGATCCTTCAGCACTTTCTGTTGGTACTAATAACTATGTGTTAGTTGCTGATAGTAATGAAGCTACAGGTGTTAAGTGGGCAACAGTACCAGCAGGTAGTGGTTTAAGTAACGTGGTTGAAGATACTACTCCACAGCTAGGAGGTAACTTAGATGTTCAAGCTCGTGAGATTACTACAAGTACAACTAACGGTAATATTGTTCTTAATCCAAACGGTACAGGTGTTGTTGAAGTAAAAGGTGATGGTAGTAGTGCTGATGGAACATTACAACTTAACTGTTCACAAAATAGTCATGGTGTAAAAATTAAATCACCAGCCCATAGTGCAGGTGCAAGCTATACATTAACTTTGCCTACTAATATTGTTAATGGTCAATTTTTAAAAACAGATACAAATGGAGTTCTAAGTTGGGCTGCTGTAGATTTAACTGCTCTTAGTGCAGCTAACCTAACTTCTGGAACAATACCTGATGCAAGGTTCCCTGCTACCTTACCTGCAGCTTCAGCAGCTAACCTAACAGCCATACCTGCTGCAAACATTACAGGTACTTTACCTGCGATATCAGCAGCAAACCTTACTTCTATACCGGCAGGTAATTTAACAGGAACAGTTGCAGATGCTCGTATCTCAGCTTTAACAGCATCCAAACTTACAGGTGCGTTACCAGCTATTAGTGCAGCA